CCACCAATCGGTTTCGGTTCAATCGGCATATCCGCTCGGGTGAAAGTCTCGGTTCCTCGGACTTCATAATCACAATACACAACTCGCACTGTCGTGTCATAATGTTCGAGGATGGAGGAGGCTTCCTTCGCAAACTTGCTCAGCGTCTGCGTGTCAACCGATCCGCTGGTATCAATCGCCAGCACGATCTCGGGCAACTCCTCGCTAACCAAACTCGGAAGAACCAACCCACGTCCAATGTAACGCTTGGATGGTCTGTTCCAGTTGTAGTCATTGCGTGCGGTATTCTCAACGAAGTCTCGCAACAAAACGTCCCATGAGGTTTCGGGATTCACGATCTCATCAACCATTCGTTTGAGATCTCCCTGACCCGATCCGATTTGTCGAGAGGCTTGAGAAGTGGCTACACGCCATTCATCTTTCAGCTCTTCGATTGCTTCTTTGGAGAAGTCATCGCCAACTTCGGGATCTTCTACACCACCGCATCCGCCAGGATCCATTGTATCACCTTCTGCGGAGCCATCTTGACCTTCGGTGGCCTCGGAGCCATCTTCAGATCCTTCGTTGGTCTCGGAGCCATTCTCATCGCTCTCATCGCTCTCATCGCTCTCGTTGTCTCGGTCATCGGAGGATCCTGCCTGACCTTCATTGTCCTCTTCGTTCTCATCGGTATCGTCTTTGTCTTCATCAGCGTCAGGTTTCGGATTGGTATTGCTCAACCTCTCATACCATTCTTCCGCACTCAACAGCTCATCCGTCATCAACGCTCCCTTCGGGAGTTTGAATCCTGCTTTGATCAGGATCGGGTTGATGGAGTAGTCACACGCTTGATTCCACAGCTTCATATCTCGGTTCCCACGTCTCCAGAAGTGACCGTTGCTACAGTGCATAACCTCGTGAGCGTAGCATCCCATGAGTTCGGGATCAGGCTGCGCATCAACAAATGAAGGACTCCATCTGATTCTCTTCCCGTCCACCATCGCCGTTCCAGCTTTCTCATCCAGTACATTTGCGAGCTTCATCGACAACGTGCCGAAGAAGCTATGATCAAGCACCAGATGCGTCCGTGCCTTCGTGATTCTTTTCATTATGTTTTCCATTGTACTATCCTTTCCAGTTAGGTTTTCAATTCACGGTTCATCGCAATCCTCCCCGTGGGGAGGAGAGCGGCAAATCATTTACTCGGAAGTGCCCATGAACGCTTTCATCTTATCCACGATGGCCGAAGCGTCTTTGGCTGTCTGCTTTCTTTCTTTCGGATTGTTTCGCAACTCTTCGGGTTTGCGTCCGCCAATCTTCTTTCGCACGTCCTTCTCCAACGCCGTCAGTTCAGCATCACCCGTGATATTCAGCACGGGCAACAGATCGCAAAGGTCAGTGAGGTTCGTGATCATTGAATCAAAGATCCTCGCTTTGGGATCACTCAGGCGTTCGGCCACGTGATTGACTACTTCAAACAATCGCTTCCAAACGTCTCCAACAGCATCGTTCACTGTCTTGTTGACTTCATCGTCAATTGTCGCTCGGATCTTCTCAGCCTCAACCTCGCACATCTGAACTCGGAAGTCCGAAGATGTCGGCAGCGGCATGACCGTAACATCCCAACCAAAACGAGTCCGAAGATAATCAGTTGTTGGGAAGTTCTCAGGTTTGTAAAGTCCTTGCAACCTTTCTTTTGCCCGTTCCACAATAGCGGGATAGGTTTCAGTGAGGAAGGTTTCAACAGCATTATCCAAATCCACTTTCAACTCTCGCATCTTCTCGGTGTAGGTCATGAACATATCCGCAGGAAGGATACGGGCACCGTCATTGTTCCAAGGCAGCGTCAGTTTGTCGTGCATCGCTTTGCCTCGGTTCAACGCACTGCGAATTTCTTTCGCAGCGTCCTTCGGAATGTTATGGGTGTACCATCGGCCACCGTCTCGTCTCGCACCTTTGTTTCGGGTGACTTCGGTTTGTACTTCCGTATCCACGGTACATCCATTCCAGTTATGGATCGTGAGGTTCACCAGCATCGCTCGTGAGGTAATGTCCGTTGTTCCGATTGTTTTTTTGATTTCTTGGTTTGTCATGATAAGTTCCTTTCAAAGTCTTTTTGGTTTTTGGTTTCGTTACAGGAGGATCTCTTGATGATCATTCGCCCATTGAATGAAGTCAACGTTGTTCGCAGCTTCGGGGCACTTTCGTAATGTATCACGGATAGCCAACACGCCGAACTCATCGGGCAGCCTCGTGGCGTATTGGATGATGCTACTGGCGTTGTCTTCATTCGCCATGGTAGCAATTGCCGTTGAGATAGCATACATCGCAGCGGGTTCGGTAGGCACTACGGCATTTGTAGGATCGCTCAGCACGGCATCCATATCAGGAAGATCTTCCCACACTCGGAGGAAGCCAACAAACTCGGTAGCGAGTCCAGTACCAGCCGCACCACCGAGTGTTTCCACATCCGTGATTCCTAATGCAACCCATTCAGCGAGGTTGGTCACGGTTCGAGGAGAAGGACGATTCACGATGTCGTTGGTTGGAGCACCAGGATCCGTCATCAGGCCAGGTCGCAGCCGAACGAAGGCAACAACCTCGGGAGCCACTCCATTTTCCAACGCCCATGCACACCAGTCATCCACATCCACATCCAGCTGGACGATAGTTTTGAAACGTGATTTGATAGGTTCCAAAACGCCAGTGACTCCAGCTTTGTCTTCTCTTCGGTTCGTGGCAGAGATGAACACGACATGGTCGCTGATTTTCTTCCCGTTGATTTCACGTGCGAGGAGGAGTTGCATGTTGGAGGCTTGAACGCAGGCAGGTGCCTGACCGAGATCATCGATCAATACCACCGTCAACCGATCCACTTCCATCATCTTCCGCAGATCGCCATAAGGGAGAAACTCAGCCTGCCCGTCCACGATCCCAGGCAATCCCTTTTTGTCGGTAGGATCTTCAACCACGGGGTGAGTGATAATCAAATCAGCTCCTGCTTCCGCCGCAGCCTGTTTGACAATGTCGCTCTTGCCGATACCTGGCGCACCTTTGATAAGAACGGGCTTGTTGTTTTTGATTGCCTTGACCAATAGTTTTTTCAGTTTTGTAGCTTTCATGATTCAGTCCTTTCTAAATAGTTTCAGTTTTCAGTTCATTTCGTTTCAGTTTCAATTAGCAATATCCATATGCTCGATACACAGCATAGATCGCCAAGATCTTCCGTGCGTCTCTTTTCCGAGGTGCAGTGTCAATGATCGTTCGTCCTTCGCCATCCAGCAGAAGCATATGACCGCTGATGCGGACAACGTAACGAGTCCCAGCGGGATCGTTCTTGGATGCTTCTTTGATTTGCTTCCGTGCTCCGCCAACTGTTTTGCTTTTGATTCGTGACTTCCGTGATCGGGCACAGTATCCGTTGCGGCGGATGATATCCAATCCAACATTCTTTTTAGTTCGCTCATTCCAAGTGTGCTTGTAATCACTCGGATGAATTCCCAAAGCAGCCAGTACATTTGAAACGCAAGCTGATTTGACATTTCCACTAGCAGTTGTTTCATGTTCTTGTAATCCAGTCATTTTGATTATCCTTTCTAAGTAGTTTCAGTTTTCAATTTGGTTCAGTGTAGGCTCCTCCGAAGAGGAGCGAACAGCGAATCAATTACACCCACTGTTTTTCAACGCTGAGTTGATATCCAAACTCCTCGTCATTCTGAATCATTCGATTCATTTTGTTTTCCGCTGCTTGTCGTGTCTTCCAATAGCGAGGAAAGAAGTGGGTGTTGCCTTCGTTGTACCAAACTTTTCCTGACCAGTAGAAAGTTTTGGTTTCACGGTTGATAACTCTTTCACCTTTGATACAGTAATGTGTGTGCTCCTTTTCCCGTCTGGCTTCCGCCTTGGCTTCTCTTTTTTCTGATGCTCTTTTTTCAGCAGCGTCAATCACGTCCATTTCGTATGAGTTGTTCATTTTGATTTTCCTTTCTAAATAGTTTCAGTTTTGGTTATTTGACTCGTTGAATACAAATTGCGGTTGGATCGTTGAAAATAGTGAATCCAAGTTCTTCAATTCTGTCCTCGAAATCCGCTGAAGCACCCACACTCCATTTTCTTTCACTCTCAGGAAGGATCCGAGCGTGATGAAGTTCGTGACGAAGTCCGATACCCAAACTTGTCACACTTGGGTAGTGTCCGAACTTTTCCATGGCTTGGTCGATGATGCTTTGGATGTCCTCTTTGAGTTCGGTGTCAACTCTCCTCTCAATCAATTTCTTTTCTTTTTTAGTTTCGATGTCTTTGATAGTTTCGTTTTTGATTTTTGTTAGCTGTGTCATTTTGATTTTCCTTTCTAAGTAGTTTCAGTTTTGGTTATGCTTCTTTGACTGCGTTCAATCTCTTGATGACTTTCTTCAAATCTTCAATAACAACTTGAAGATGCTTTTTGGTTTCGTCCGAGCATCGAGAAGTTGTATCCGAAAGCCAGCTGGCCAGTTCTTTTTCTTTTTTCTCGATGAGTGATTCCAAAGTTCCGAAGTTCAATAACGATTGTTCCACTTGCGTCAGTTTCATTTTCATTCTCCTTCTAAGTAGTTTCAGTTTTCATTTCAATTTCAAACTTGACCGTGAGGCGTTGCTTCCTCATAAAAGTCTTTCACTCGGTCAAAGCGTTTCAGCACGCTGGAGAAGTCTGAAGAGTGTAACCTTGTTTCGCCGATCAGCTAGTGAGTTGCTATCCTCAGAGGCTCGCTATAAATCCGCACTTACAATTTCAAACTTCTCATGGGTCTGACCGTTTCTCATCTCAACCTTCTCTCCCGAGAGGCCTTGGCTTTCGCATGATTCGAAACCTGCTTTCGCTGCCATCCGCATTTCTCTATTCACTTTTAATAACCTCTTAACTTCTACACTATATAGTATCGACTGTTTCGATATTCGTCAAGCGTAAAATCCGAAAAAACATGCACTTTTTTTTTGGGCTCCTTTTTCCCTTCCTTTTTAGTGTTATTTGTTAGTGTTATGGCTCTTTTGTTTTTTGGATCCTGAAAAGTTTTTTTGAAATTTTTTGTTTTTCTTTTCGCATCTATAATAAGACAGGAAGAAAACCGCAGAAAGTCCTGCCGTCAGTTTCAGGAAAGACCGAGGTCAAAAACTGATACCAAACGCTTCACGGGTCAGTAGGTGAAGAGACGTAACGAAACGCAACGTGCCCTATTGCGTTCCAAAACATTTTTGTTTTGCACTCTGCGAACTTCGAGGAGTGGCTGGACGATCCCAGCGAAATGGTTTGACGAAGTTCCGCTTGAAAGCCTCACTCAAAATTGATTGAAGTTTTTGAAAGTGTCCGAATTGCTCGGGCACTTTCTGCCTACTCAACGAGTAGAGAAGAAAGAACCTTCAAGAGCAATAGCGATTGAAGAAGGAGTTCTTTTTTGTTTTGGTTTTTTCAATCTATAATAAGACGGAAGCAAAAAGATTTTAACATTCAGAAGGAGACTACAATGCCGAAGAAAAGCAAATTGGAAACGATGAAAAACGATCTCACGAAAATCCGTGATGCTCGCATCGACAAAATTGAACGGTGGTACGAAGAGACGTTGATTGCTCTCGATGAGATGTACGGTTCACCCGTGTTTGCGGTTCCTGTAGTGATGAACATTCATCCTACGAAAAAGAAGAAACGAAAAAGAAGAAGAGGAACCAAAGACACCCGCAAGTATCTCAGCAAAACTTCCTACGACATCATCACCGAGTATATGACGATGATCAACGAAGGAGAGCTATTCAGCGTGCTGGATATTCGGGAATGGATCCTGAAAAATTTCAAAGGGTACAACGTCACGAACGATTGTCACTTGGCGAACATTCCGAATGTTCTGAGGAAACTCAGAAAGAGAGGAGCCTTGGATTTTCAGACCGTGGGAGGTCATGAGGGAAGAGGCCTGAACGCCGAACACATTCTGACGAAAGCACCTGAAGTAAAATGATACAGCATGACGGTGAATACATCACGGTGGAGTTGAACGTCCAAGTGACGTTTGGAGAAGAGGAGAAAGAAAAATGAAAAACAAAGGCATGCTCTTTCCCGAGGCAGGAACCGTAGAGAAGATGAGGTGTGATGTTTGTAATGCGTGGATGGACATAGNGAGAAACGTGCGTGGAAGTAAAAGCTGGGGAGGAGCGATGGCGGGAATCATAACCACCTTTGATCAGTTCATCTGTCCATACATCAAAGCACCGTGGCACGTGAACCTCCTCCAGCTCCGAGAAGAGGCCGAACGAACCGTCAGCAAGAAGATCCGAGCAATCATCGAGCAGGAAATGGAAGAAATTTTGAGCAATGTTCTGAGGAAACTCAGGAGGTGAGTATGGTGATGGCAAAAGCTGATGATGAAAAAGATTCCGACAATTGAATAATTCTTTTTGTTGAAGTGGACTTGGTCGATATGATAGGAAGTAGTAAGGAAACCGAATATGGCCAAGAAAACTCTTGTGAAGAAAGCGAAGAAGGCGGCAAGAACGATCCCAACCGTCACCAAGTGCACGGTGAAAGAGGAACGCTTTTGCAAAGAATACATCAAACACGGTAACGGATCCAAATCCCATCGTGACGCTGGCTATGGCGGCAACAATAATCACGTCCGTGCTCATGAGCTTCTCCAAAAGACGCATATCCAAAAGAGGATAGCTGAACTCAATAAGGATCGGGAGATCCGAACTCAAGTCACCGCTGACCGAACTATTCGAGAACATGCCCGAATTGCTTTTGCCAATCACGATGAGATAGCGAAGGCAGCCAGCGATGCTTCGAGCGTGGCAGACTTTTTCAACCGTTTGAGTACAGACGATTGCGCAGCGGTGGAATCCGCTCGAATGGTTACGTTGGAAAAAAGGAAACCCGCCAAGCCAGCTCGGTATGATAAGGATGGTGAGGAGATCCGTCCAGAAGTTCCCGAAGTTCCCGAAGTCACTGAACTCCGATACGTTCTTCATGATAAACAAAAAGCTCTCGATGCCCTCGACAAAATCCAAGGACTTCTTATCATTCGTCATTCTCATTCGGACGATACGCCCAAATTGAATACGGTACGTGTAGAAGATTTGGGGTTGGGAACGGAAGCGAAGAAAGAGTTGTTGGAGAGGATCCGAGAAGCCCAGAAGGAGGAGAAGGAAGAATGACACCCGCATTACTCGAAAAAGAGATTGCTGAAGATATTCTATTGGAAGAGCATGACGTGGTAGCGAGTATCTGCCGTGATAGCTTTTGGTTTTTCGTTCAAGAGTTCTGGGCAGAAATTATTGATGAACCTCTCATTGAGAATTGGCACATGCCCTTGTTATGCGAAGAACTTCAGAAGCTGGCGGAGCGGGTTTTCAAGCGTTTGCCTCTTCGGCAGGATCTTCTAATCAACATCGCGCCAGGCACTAGCAAAAGCACCATCACCTCGGTTATGCTTCCTGCGTGGTGTTGGATCCGAGCACCGTGGGTTCAGATTATCTGCGGCAGTTACGGGCATGACCTCGCATTGGATCTCTCTACGAAGGGAAGAGCGATTGTGGAAAGCGAGAAATACAAAGCGTGTTTTCCCGAAGTCAAATTGAGTAGCACTCAAAACGCAAAACAATTCTATCAGACCACCGCTGGAGGGTGGCGGTTCGCTACGTCCACGGGCGGAGCGGTTACGGGAAGGCACGGGCATTTGATAATCATAGATGATCCAGTGGATCCGCAGGGAGCGGAGAGTTTGGCAGAGAACGAAGCGGCACGCCTCTGGCTGACCGATGTTATACCAAAAAGAAAAGTAGACCAATCCAGAACCCCCACGGTGATGATAATGCAAAGACTTCACCGAGACGATCCGAGTGCCCTTTGGCAAGACCAAATGAAAAGAGGAAGGCACGTGAAGCATATCTGCCTCCCTGCGGAAGTAAACGAGTTCATCAAACCCGTCTCTTTGGCTGCACGTTACGTGGATGGCCTTTTGGATCCCGTTCGGTTGAGTAGAATGGTATTGGAAAATCAATGGAGAGTTTCCGAGCATTCTTATGAGGCTCAATATCTTCAGAACCCAATCCCACGGGGAGGAGGAATGTTCAAGACGGACAACATCGAGATCCTACCCATGGACAAGTATCCTGAAGGGTTCAAGCTCGTTCGGTATTGGGACAAAGCGGGTACACGAGAAGGCGGAGCATATACGGCGGGAGTGCTTATGGGAGCAAGAGGAAAGAACCGCATGAAGGAGTTTGTGATATTAGACGTAGTGAGAGGGCAGTGGGAAGCGTATACTCGTGAAAAGATAATCCGACAAACGGCGGAAGCGGATGGAAGGCGGGTGATTGTTCGAGTAGAACAAGAACCTGGAAGTGGCGGGAAAGAATCCGCTGAGAACACGATCCGAAACCTCGCTGGCTTCCGAGTCGCAGCGGATCTCGTTGGTGCTAGCAGCGGGAACAAAGTTCAACGAGCGGATCCGCTGGCGAGTCAAGTCAATGGCGGAGCGGTGAAGATGAGAAGAGCGGATTGGAACAGTGCGTATCTCGATGAGATGCGATCCTTCCGAGAACAAAGCAAATACAAAGACCAAATAGACGCATCCACAGGAGCTTTTTCTCTCCTCGTGGGCAGACAGAAATACATAGGAGCATTGAGATAACATGGCAAAGAAGAAAGCAGTGAAGAAATTGAAGAACATGGGAACTCCCGTGCCATCGATCAATCTGGCCCAGCAGAAAAAAAAGATCGGTGCGAGGATTCTCAACCATCATACTACCTCCACTATGCAACAAATCATCAACACGATGTCTACACGAAGCGAAGCGTGGAGCAAGATGCTGGATCCTCGAAGGGATCTGGATACCGAATGCGGGTACAAGGTCAACCCGTCAGCCTCCGATTACAATGACATCTACGAAAAGGAAGGTTATGCGGCTCGAGTAGTCCATATCATTCCCGAGGAGTGCTGGCAATCGGATCCCATAGTGACGGAGAACGAGGAAGCAGACGAAACCGAATTTGAGAAGGCGTGGAAAGAGATCGAAGAACAAAAAGATTTGTATTCGATTATGGCACGTGCTGATGTACTAAGCGGTCTGGGGCGGTTCGGGATCATACTGTTGGGATTGAACGATGGCGCAAAGCTCAAGGACGAAGTTGTGCCCAGAGAAGGAATGGAGTTGCTGTACCTTCGGGTGTTCGATGAGAGCGTGGTGCAAGTCGCTAAGCTCGAAAAGGATTCTCAAAACGAGAGATATGGATTGCCTGTTTTATACACCGTTCAATTTGATGATATTACCAATACCAAATCCATCAAGAGTTCCGAAGGCATGAAGGTTCATTGGTCTCGAGTGGTTCACTTAGCAGACAACCGAAGGATGAGTGATGTGGTGGGGGTGAGTCGATTGAGAAATGTATATAACCGATTACAGGACATCCGCAAAGTGGCGGGAGGATCGGCGGAGATGTACTGGCAAGGAGCGTTTCCTGGTTTCAACTTCGAGGTTGATCCAGCGTTGCTTGAAGCGGGTTCCGATGCTATCGACACGGACGCATTGAAGAACGAGATGTTGGACTATACCAATGGCCTTCAACGAGCGTTGAAAACGGTTGGCGTGAAAGTCCATTCATTGGCTCCGCAGGTCGTGGATCCCACGCCGCAGATCATCGTTCAGTTGAAACTCATCGCATTGGCCAAGGGGATCCCGTTCAGGATCTTCATGGGTACAGAAGAAGGAAAGCTGGCGGGTGGTCAGGACGCAAAAGCGTGGGCGAAGCGGATGGCCTCTCGGCAAAGAGAATATCTGACGCCGTATGTGGTACGGCCTTTCATTCAGCAATTGATAAACGTAGGTGTTTTGCCTGAGGTAGAAGATTTCAAAATTGACTGGCCTAATATGCTAGAGGTCAGCGAGAAGGAAAAGGCGGAAGTGGCGAACATAATAACAGCCGCCATGAAAGCATATGTACAAGGCGGAGTTGATCACTTGATTCCGCCTGACCAGTATCTGATAAACATTATTGGACTGGATGCGGATCTAGTTGAAGAAATGAAAGCGGAGATTGAAGCAATCATCGAGCAGGAAGAAAAAGATCAAGCCGCACTCGAAGAGGATCTGCGAAAGCAGGGATTGAATCCTGATGGTACGCCAATTCAACCCGAAGAAGAGGAAGAAGAAAACGAGCCACCAGTTCCTCCAGTTCCTCCTCAAAAATAAATAGAGATCAGAAAAGGATATGAGTGATGATTGAACAGCACGATCCCTACGGTGAAGATTGGTCAAGAATCTGGTTTTGGTTGATTATTATATTGGTGGGAGGAGGAGTTGTGTGTGCTTGGGTTTTGATATTTCGAGAGTTGTTTTTTATGACATGCAGTCCGATGAAAGGCGGTTGAATAGATGCCTACCACTTTGAAAAAGGATCCTACGCAAACCACGATGCTTCGGGCACGTTTCGTTCGAGATATGAACAAGCGGTTTGCGTTGATCTCTCGAGCGGTTCGGGAATTACTTATTGACGATGACGCGTTTGGATTGAAACCCGCTCCCACTCTCCAATTCAATATAGTTGAAAGACAGGTATGGCGTTTTCAATCGGACGCTCAAAAGGTCACCTCTTTTCGTAGGTGGTTACAAGAACAAATCAACGAGAAAGTTCTGATCTCGGATGCGGTAGGAGGGAAACCGTGGTTGGCTCCATATATCGAAAGCTCATACAAAAAAGGTCTCACCAAATCCTACCAACAAGTGTACGGAGATCTTTTGGAAACTCCCGAAGCGTTGAGGACGATGCCGAACGGGAACATTTTGGGCGTCAGCTTTCAGGGAGCGGAGCAGACGAAGCGAATAGAAGCCATTTACACCCGTGCCTGGAACGATCTAACAGGCGTTACAGCGGCAATGGGGCAAAAGCTCTCTCGGCATCTTTCTTTGGGTCTCGCACAAGGAGACAACCCCAGAGTCATAGCGAGGAGGATGACCAAAGACATAACTGGACTCACTCGGACGAGAGCACGGATGATAGCACGCACCGAGGTTATCGCAGCTCACGCCGAAGGCCAGTTGGACGCTTATGAGGATTTGGCGATTGACGAAGTGACGATTCAGGCCGAATGGTTGACGGCGGGAGATGATCGAGTATGCGGAATGTGTCAACCGATGGAAGGAGAGATCCTGAAGTTGGAAGAAGCGAGGGGATTGATCCCGAGGCATCCCAATTGTCGATGTGCTTGGGTTCCCGTTCCGAATAGACCGAAAACACCGCAAGCGGATCTCAACAAATCATTAGCGGAGAGCATTGACGCCGAACGGGTCAAAGGATCTCTCCTGAGCAAGAAGAAAAGAAGCTCATGGGCGGGGAAAGAATTGCTCAAAGCGAAACTCCCAACACCTGTTAAGAAGAAGGCCGTCAAGAAAGTCGCCAAGAAGAAGGCCGTGAAGAAAGTTCAACCATTCCACAAACCTCGTGGTGGAGGAGCTACACAACGGCTTCGTGATGAGATAGCCGCCAAGAAACCACCCACGAAAGCACCACCCACCCGAGAAGCGTTTGAAAAACAATTGGATGCGTTGTATGCAAGCCGTCCATGGGGAAAAGGGCAGTGGGCAGCGGAGAGGGCTAGGCTACAAGATGAATTCAATAAAGCCGTGGCCGCAGCAACGAAGAAGCCCATAGCAACCAAAACAATAAAGTTGCAAAAGGATCTCGATGCTGCTACTGCCAAAAGACTTGCTGCTGAAAAGAAACTTGCCACTCAAACAAAGGAACTGAAAGAAACCAAAAAGAAACTTGCCGCAGTTGAAAAACGAAACAAAGAAATTGCAGAGTTGAAAAGAAAGCTCGCACAGGAGAAGGCAGTTGTTAAAAAGTTGGACAAAAAGTTGGCAGCACAAGACCGTGCCCGAGATGCTGGGAAGAAACCGAAGATTGACACCACAGTAAGAAAAGCACCTGATCCCGAACGGGTCACTTACATCAAAAAGTTCAGTCATGTCGATGATGAGACCGCTGATCTAATGGGCAGACTTGAAGCATCCTTCCCCACCAAGAGCTCAAGAGGACATCCGACACTGGTGAGGCCGAACATCGGTGGAGGTAAGGATTCTGTAGGGATGTTCAAAGGAGGAGGAGCTGAAGTGCCGTGGAGTAAATTACACAAACAAGTAGAAGGGATCACCGATGAAATCTACCGATTGCGTGCTGGTAATAAGTACATAGGGAAGAATGCTATTGATGAAGCACTTAGTCAAGTGCAAACACTCAATATCACCAACTCAGAATATGGTTGGCTTTTGAAAAAGGAGAATATCAATGCCGTAGGTGTGTTCGATAGTAGCAGAGGCAAACTTGTTCTAGGTTTGAACAACTCCACCAAAACAAAACCATTCAAACTAGGAGGCTTCCAATACAGCGTCGATGGGTCAACCACTGGCATTTTCAGGCATGAGATGGGTCACGGTTTGCAGTTCTCACTTGCCGCAGAAAAGAAAGCAGAGTTTCAATCCATATGGAAAGCATATACAAAAGGCGGCAATTTGACGATTCAAGATAACATAGGAAGATACGCGTACACTAATGATATGGAACTGTTTGCGGAGAGTTTCGCTGCATACACTCATAAGGATTATGGGCTTGGTGGAAAGCTGCTGCCGAAAAAACTTCATGATTTCTTTTTTGATTTACTTGGTTCTGATCTATAACGAGGATCTATAATAAGGCAGAAGGAGACTGTTATGATGAAAGAAAGTACATGTTCCAAACGGGGCTGTATTCACTATTCGGGTGTTCGGTATCTTGAAGAAGGTAATGAGCTGACTGAAGTGGTCTATTGCGAAGCGTTCCCAGATGGCATCCCGTTGAAAATTGCTTTTGGTGACAACAAACATCTGAAGCCTGTCAAAGGAGATCACGGGATTCAATTCAACATAGGAGACCAACTATGACTATTTACAGACTACCGTGGGCAGTTGTTTTTATGATTGGCGTGATTACTTCTTCGGTGGTGATCACTGCCGTAGCGGTTCGGAGCATCGACAAAAAGCTATCCGAACCCATCACCGTCAAACGATACGATCCGCCAGAAGATCCTCACGCACTGGAAAAGATCGAAGCGGAGAAAAAGGAAGCACTCAAGCCCGCACCGCTTCCTCCGTGCCCGTTGACGGATCTGGGTCATGGAAGTTGAGAGACGGTATGGATTGCTGCGTGGCGGATGATGGAGCTGTTCGCTGTCTCTCCTTCCTTTTTTTGGAAGGTGTGCATGACTCGTCATTGTAAAATTTGCGGAAAAGAAATTGATTCTTTGCTGATCAACGGGCAGAGATCCCGTCACAGTTCGCATGATTTTGAAAAGTGTTATGAAGAGATGATATATGAGCGAAGAAAAAAACAAACATCTTCGGCAGCTCGTCAAGAGGTGGATCAGGATTGAGTTCCAGTTTCGTCTCGGAACCTACGGGCACATCAATGCGATGGACTGTCAAAAAGAACTCGTCAAGGTAGAAGAGGATCTGAGAGAAGCCATCACAGGTCGCAGGATCCTCGTGGATGCGGGTCAGCGATTGGGATTGGATATTGAGGAGAAAAGATTTCCGAAAAAAAGAGCAAAGAAAAAAAGCAAGAAGGCCGATAATAAGGGAGTGAAGATAACTGCTGGGAAAAGAAAGGATGCTTGAAATGAAATACTGTAACAACTATCGAGAAGGATTCACCCGAAGGATACTCACCACGCTGGGATGGTGGTTTGTAGTATCTCTTTTTGTAACGATCCTGCTGACTTCGTTTGTTGATGTGGAAGATGTTCCTGAACCCGTCCAGAAGGAGAATACAATGAAGAAAAGCAAATTGGAACTTGACTTGAGTCAGGTGTGGCAGGATGAACCTGATCTCTTTTTATGGGCGGTCGGTCAGCTGGAAGGTGGACCAGTAGACAATCCATATTGCGTTCAACCAGATACGGCTCGAGAGGGGGCGATTGCAGCGGGGATGAATCTGGATCGAGTTGACCTGACCAATCGTCACCACGTCATTGCGATCTATTATCATTATGGAGTGAAGAACGGCGTGGAAAATACTGAGCAGATGTTCCGAGTCTATCGCAAAGGGAAGCGAGGACAGAATTGGGAGACTGCCCGAGAGTATGCCGAACGAGGAATGAATTTGATCTGGGATGTAAAAAGGAAAGGAACTATCAATGTCAAAGTTGATTCATAGAATATGTGAAGAGATTCCGTTGACAGGAGATTTGAAAACGGATTTGAGAGATGTTTGGCCGAAGCGGTGGAAAGAAGCGGAGGAGTGTTTGCTTTCTCTTCAGCAGACTAACCAAGCCATTGCCCAACGGGTTCTCGGAGAGCGGGAAAAGTCCAACGCTCAAAAACGAGCGGAAGAAGCGGAAGAACTTTCCAAGCAACTCGCTCAAGCGGTTACGGTTTACACCAGAGAGCTTCAATACAACGGGATGCCCGAAGATCTGATGACGCCGTTGTTGGTGGGCTTCCAGTACCGAATACAGAGCAACATCGAAGCTCAGATATTCAAAGATGCATTGGAAGCGGAAGAGGAGGGGATGGATGATGAGTGATTTAATACAGAGCAACATCGAAGCTCAGATATTCAAAGATGCATTGGAAGCGGAAGAGGAGGGGATGGATGATGAGTGATTTGTTGGTTGTAGGATATTACACGGACGATCTTGTGTATGCTCAGTATTACAAACGCTGGCGGGATAGTCTACAAGAGTTGGGTTATGAGTCCGAGGCATTCGTGATAGCGGATCGAGGAAGTTGGCAAGCCAATACGCAAGCTAAGGCGGAGATCCTCTATGAATTTGCGTTGAACAATATGGGAAGGCGGTGCTTGTATCTGGACGTGGATGCGGTTGTCCTCGGTTCTCTGGATTACTTTGAAACGCTCGAAGCGGATGTGGGTTGTCATATCCGCAGGGCACGTCAGGAACTACTCTCAGGCACAATCTATTTTCAAGCCAACGAACGGGTCATTGAACTATTCAAAGTGTGGGAGGATGAGAATTTGACACACGGAACGCTGTGGGAGCAGAGAAACCTTCACGCAGCTATTCGGAAGAGCAAGGATATCAAATTTGAAAACATTCCTCCCGAGTATTGTTTCATTTTCGATCTCATGCAAAAAGAGTTTCCGAACGTCACGCCGATAATCAAGCACATGCAAGCCTCAAGAGAAGCAAAGCAAAGGAGAAGAGATGGAAGTCTGGTATGCGATTCCCAGTGCGAATCCTGAGAAATGTCAACGGGCATTTCAGGCTTGGCAAGCGATGGGCTACAGGACAATGGTGCTTCTCGATGAAGGGATGCCCGAAGTGCCCGCAGCGGATAAGATCCTGTACACGAAGGATTATCAAGGGTGGCCGAAGGCGTTGGGTCAGTTGTGTCGAGAAGTCGATTCAGATATTGTAGTCACGGGCGGGGATGATATGTTTCCAGATCCATACGTGGTAGCGGAGGAGATCGGTTGGCAGTTTCAAGATGCGTATCCAGATTTGTTTGGCGTGATGCAACCTACGGGGGATGATTGGATGAAAGACAAGTTTGGTCATCCTGCCGCAGCGAGGATCTGCGGAAGTCCGTGGTTGGGGCGGAAGGTTATTGATGAATTGAACGAGGGCAGAGGAGTTTTTTGGCCTGAGTATTTTCATTTTTTTGCTGATGAAGAATTATATGAGGTGACCACCAAGTTGAGGATCCTCTGGCAACGATCCGATCTTAATCACTATCACGATCACTGGTCACGGCAACGCCGTCAGCGTCCAGTCTATCTCAACAAGGCTCGAGACCATTGGGACATAGACAAAGCGTTGTTCAACACAAGAAGGGCTGCGGGTTTTCCGCACCACCAGCCAAAGGTGAAATGATGAAAGAAAATTTAGAACCAGTCACGGCCACGTGGTGTCAGAGTTTGAATCTGGGAGATAAGGTCACGCCGTTCTTGATCGAGCGGATGACAGGAAGGTTTCCGATCTATTCGGAACCGTCAGTTGAGGGCATAAAATTATATGCGTGCGGATCTATTTTGGATTGGGTTACCAAAGATGGGATTGTTTGGGGAAGCGGGATCGGATCCCGAAGCGAGATGTTGACGGAAGGAGCCAGCGTGCGATGCGTTCGTGGACCATACACCGCAACGGTTTGTGCTGGCGAAGATGAAAAAGCAGCGAAGAAAACACCGCAGGGGGATCCCGCATTGCTTTTGCCCGCATATATTCCGCCTTCTTCGCAAAAGCAGCATCCCATCGGATTTGTTCCTCATTACGTGGATCAGCAACGAGCGTATTGGATGCACTGGAAAGATCGAGAGGAGATCAAAATCATAAACATCCTTCAGCCTATTGAAACCGTGGTGAAAGAGATTACAGAATGTGAATTCATTTTCTCTTCCGCTCTTCATGGATTGATCGTGGCGGATGCTTATGGGATCCCGAATCGACAAGTGAATGTGGGAGATGATATTGGGGGTGATGGTATAAAGTTCTGGGATTATTTTGCGAGTGTCGGACGCGCTCCTGTTATGCCTTCCGATTGTCGAACCTCTCGGGAACTTCCTTTGAAGTTTCTTGACAGATACAAAAAGCGATGGGAAGCAGAATACAAGGACGATTGGATTGGACAACGTCAAATGGATCTCATTGACACTTGTCCATTCACGGAAGGGTGTTTGAAATGAAAATCGTAGGCGTGATGGTAGTTCGCAATGAGGAATGGGTGCTGGGTCTTTCACTTCGGGCTGCGTTGAAGTGGGTGGACGTTATGGTGGTGTTGAATAATGGATCCTTGGATGCTTCGCAAGCGATTATTGACGAGGTCAAATTGGAACAGCCTGAGCGGATCGTGTGCCTGTATTCGAGTGCCGAAGGTTATTGGGATGAGATGGTTGACCGTCAAAGAACTCTCGAAGCAGCGAGGGAAGCGGGAGCCACCCACATCGCCATCATAGATGCTGACGAGGTGCTGACGGGAAACCTTTTGGTACATATGCGTGGCTACCTCGATCAATTGGCGGAGAAACAATTGCTGGATCTTCCGATGATTGCTCCTTGGCGGGGATTGGAAGTGTTTCGAGATGATCAGAGCGTTTGGAGCCGATCCCGAATCACGGTGGCCTTTCGAGATCATTCTGATTTGTGTTGGCATAATCGAGAGGCGGGATATGCCCATCATCATCGGCCTCCTCACGGAGCGTGGGAGCATCGAAGAAATCCCGTGCCAGATAAGAGTTGCGGAGGCGTGATGCACCTCCAGTGGGTCAATTGGGATCGTTTGAAAGCAAAACACGCATGGTATAAAATTCAAGAGCGGATCCGTTGGCCTGACTTGTCTCGTTCTTCGGTTACAGCTTTGAACAAAACTTATGGACAAGCATTGAACGAGGAAGGAATGAAAACTTCAGTGATGAAAAACAAGTGGACAGCTCCGTATGAGGAGTGGTTGGATCACTTGTCCCTAGAAGGAGAAAGTTGGCACGCAGAGGAAGCACGAGACATGATACAAAATGATGATGGTTCGTTGTTGGATGGGTTGGATCTTTTTGGAGTGATAAAATGAATGTAGTTGGTATGAGTCTTTTTGTGATACAAGACGAAGAAAATCAAAGGCCAGATCGTTGGTGGTTCTATTTGAAATTTTTGTCTTCGGTTCTTCGGGCGTTTCCGAATGTTTTTCCTGACTGGGAATTGCACTTGTACCATGACGAAAATATCTTTCGTGGATATTATGGATCCACACTCTTTTCATTCGCTCGTCAGCCCAATAGTTTTTTGAAATTGATATACAGCGGAAAAGAGAATCCAACCTTATGCGAAGGAATGCTTTGGCGATTGCGTCCGATCTGGGAGTCAGATGCTGAGTATGTGTTTTGTCGAGACGTGGATGCGCTTCCGATGCCTCGAGATCGGTATGCTTGCGAAGAGTTCATTGAGAGCGGTTGGGATGTTCATAGCATCACGGATAATGAAGCTCACGGATCTCCCATCATGGGAGGCTTGTGCGGGTTTCGTTCTGAAGCCATTCGGGAACTCTGGCCAACGTGGGAGGCTTTTTGCGGAGCTGCGGAAATGGAAAATGAGCACGGAAAGGATCAGATGTTTTTGCAGCGACATATTTGGAAACATCTCGCCAACAGAGCCATGTCTCATCGGTTCGTCAATCCCAGATCATATGGGGAGAAGCGATTGCGCAGTGAAGTCTCTCCGAATGTCGCATTGAATGAGACGGTTGTCCGTGATGGTGATAGTTTGAGTCCTTGCCTCGGAGACGGTTTCCAACACACCCCAGCGGTCAAGTGGTATGATTCTCATTGCGATACGTCTATGATTCAGGAATGCGAAAGACGAACGCACCAAGCGACAATCCAAGACGGCAACCCACCACCAATGAGACGTGTGGTGTTGTCTTGCAATCTCAACAGAGATTATTCTTTTTTTGCTCCGTTGACTTCGATGCTTTGGAGTGAGCTCACGGATTACATCCCCACGATCATG